GTATCACAAGCAAGAATATCTAAAAGCGTTAAAAAGGGATTTAATGATGATAGATATCCAATAGACACAAGAACTGGAACGCCAATAACTAGATATAAAGATTCAGCAAAAGTAGGTACTGTTGGTTTGAATCATTTATCAGATGAGATGGCTACAAAAGTATCAGTAGTATTTGATGAATTAAATGACCTAGCAGTTAAATATAAAGTTCCACCATTAAGAGGTATATATGTTAATAGAAAGGGTGATTACACAGCAGCTATGGGTGATGGTGTGTTAAATCTTAATCCAGACAATATATCAACTTTATCAGAAAGAGCAGAAGTTGTAGCAAACCATATTGCTAATCAAGTAAAAGTTTCAGTTGTTGGAATTAAAACTAGAATGAAAAACTGGAAACAAGGAGATTCAAAAACACTTCAACCATTTGGAAGTGAAACTTATTTTGATAATGAGTTAGATAAGATAAGAAGTGTAATGTATCACGAGTTTGGGCATCATGTTCATCAAATGAGATATATAACAAAAGATTCAGCAACATTTATTTATAACAATCCAAAAGTAGAACAAACACTAGAAAGACTAGGACTAGGATTAGAGAAGGCATATAATTCAGATGGTTCAGTTAAAAATATTGTTTTAAAAAATAATCCATTGATATCGCCAACTAAATATGCAACTTATAGCGACAAAGAATGGTTTGCCGAAAGTTTCTCACTATACAACATGGGTAGAGAGGATTTGCTAGACCCAAAATTTATTAAACTAATAAAGGAAATACAAGAATGATAAATAAAGCAAAGAATTTACTGCGTAAAAAAAGCATAAATGTAGAAGATTATAATAAATTCAAAGCACTAAAAAAAGAGATGAAAACAGATTATGATAAATTTGAATATTCATTGTTAGCAGAAGGATTTGAAATAAGACTACCAGAGATAGCTGCTAAAACTGGAAGCTATGATTTTATAAATGAATAAATACTTTATATATTTAACCTTACCTTTTATATCACCTTTAATTGTTATAATGGCATTAATGGATATGCCACATAAGAAGCAAACATTTAAAGTCTGCTTCTTAGAGTTAATTAAATTCTGATTAATTATTACGCTATCTCCTTTATTTTTTCTGAATATACCATACTTAAACCTTGATATACTGTCCAGAATTGAGAATCTAAATCACATAAGAAAGTATTCTTATGAAGTAAATCTTTAGCTTCTTGATATTTATTTTGTGTTGCAAGTTCTCTTGCATTCTTAAGTACAGTCTTTGCTTCGTTAGTCATTTTGTTTTCTCCTTTAATTGTTGTTTTCATATAAACATAATACGCTTTTAGGTTTAGTTGTCAAATCTTATTTAAATTATATTTATAGGTGTTGTAATAATACCACAAATAATATATACCCATTTTAAGTGATTGGGGCTTTCCCAATATAACTACAGTTGTAGTGGTTTAAACAAACATAACAAAGGATATAAAATGTCAGAAGATACAATCAAAAAAGAAATAACTCCAGAAGAAACAAAAGGTGAACAAGTAGAGTCTAAAGCAGAAACAAAAGTAGAACAAAAGATGTTTAATCAAGAACAGCTAGATAATATTGTTCAACAAAGATTAATGGCAGAAAAGAAAAAACATGAAAGAGTAATAGAAGAAGATAATAAAGCTAAATCAGAAGCCTTAAAATCTCAAGAACTAACAGACGCTAAGACTAAAGCAGATTTAGAGAAGATCATGCAAGAAAGAATTTTAGAGAAAGATGGTGAGATTACTAAGTATAAATCACAAATTAAGAAAGAAAAGATAGATAACGCTATACTATCTGTAGCTTCTAATAATCAAGCAATATCTCCAGAGCAAGTTGTAGCACTACTTAAAGGTAACGTTAAACTAAATGATGATGGTCGTATAGAAGTTCTTGATAAAAATGGCAATGTAAGATATAACTCAAAAGGTGAACTGTTAAGCATTGAAGAAAATGTTAAAGAGTTCTTAGATACAAACCAACACTTCCGTATGTCAACACAAACGGGTTCAGGAAGTAAGGCGGCTATCGGTGGGTCAACTCCAAAACCCTTTAATTTGGCGGATATCGATTTGAAAACTAAAGAAGGCAAACTCGCTTATTCTAATTACAGAAAAGCAAGGGACTCTAAAGCGACTCAAATTGGTTAATTTTAAAACTTAAACTAACAATTATAATAAATAGGACATAATAAAATGGCAAACGAAACAACAAGTAGCACAGTATCGGAACTATATACTGAAATTGTAGCAGAAGCACAATTTGTAGCTGGTGAAAAATCAATCATGAGAAACTTAGTTAAAAACTATATTATCTCTGGTGGTGGAAAATCAGTTGAAGTTCCAATTTACCCAGTAGTATCAGCAGCAGCAGTAGATGAAGCAACTGATCTGTCTAATACTGCAATCAACCCAACTTCTGTTACTATAACAGCAAGTGAAGTTGGTGTAATGACAACTCTAACAGACCTAGCTAAAAACTCAGCACCTAGAAACGTTGCAGCGGATATTGGAAAAATATTTGGTAATGCAATCGCTCTTAAACAAGACGCTGATCTAACAGCTTTGTTTGATGGTTTCGCAACTTCTATAGGTGGGGCATCAACTGCTCTAACTCCAGCGTTGCTTTTCCAATCAGCAGCAACTCTTAAAACTTTAGGTTTAGACCTATCGGAATGTGCAGTTGTTATTCACCCTAATATCGCATATGACCTTAAATCTGGCTTAACTAATACTTTCGCTGGTTTATCTTCTGACGTTTCTAACGAAGCTATGAAAACTGGTTATGTTGGTAAAATAGCTGGTGTTGATGTTTATGAATCTGCTAATATGGCAATCAAAGCGTCTGCAACTGGTGACTTTACTGGTGCAATGTTCCACAAAGATGCTTTAGGTTTAGCAATTATGGAAGATATCAAAATCGAAGGTCAAAGAGATGCGTCTCTTAGAGCGGACGAAATTGTTGCAACAGCAGTATATGGTGTTGGTGAATTACATGACACTTACGGTGTTGAATTATATAATGATTCTTCAATCGTAGCATAATAATACTTAAATCTAGGGGGTAGCAATACCCCCTTTATTAAACTAATTTAAAAGGATTTAAAATGATAGATAACAATATTACAACAAGTGGCAACTTAAAAGGAATTAAAACTAAAGCTGGTGAAATGGTAAAGCTACAAAGAAAAGATAAAATTATTATTAGATCAAAATTAGACTATCTATCAAACAAATCTTCATGGGATTTAAAAGGTTTTAAAATAGCCGAAGATAAAGTTAAGGAAGTTAAGGAAGTAAAAAAACCCAAAGAAGATAAAAAAGAAGATAAAAAAGAAGTTAAAAAGGAGATTGAATAATGGCTAATTATACTGGATTAAATGTTATTGTAGAAGCAGACGTAACTAAGTATCAACCAGATGCATTTGGTTTTGGTATAGCTGCGGTAGATACAACGGCAGTTAATTACTTTGAACAAACAAATAATGATATATTAAGAAGATTAAGAATTGAATGGTTTTCAGCTAAAGATAGTGATGTTGAAATGGAAGATACCAGAGTTAACTTAGATCAATTTGAACGTTGCGGTGTTTATTTATTCTTAGGAAGATTCATGTTACCAGCATTAACTAAATTTAGATCAGAAGCAGATAAAGATAGATTCGAAAGAATGGCAGAATATTACATGACAGAATTTAATAAAGAATTTCAATCTATATTAGAAGATGGCGTTGAATATGATGGTGATGATGATGGTGTCATAGGTGATTCTGAAAAGGTTACTTTACATGGATATAACAGATTGATTAGATAATGGTTGCCTCAGTTACTTTTAAATCTAACTCTAAAGAAGTAATTACTGGCATTAAAAATTATCAAAAGAAACTTACAAGAAATATTACCAAAGGTTTAAAACAAGCTGGTTTTCAACTATTAGATATCATAAGAACTAAAACTAAAAGGGGTGTTGATTATAATGATAAATCATTTTACCCATACTCTAAAGGTTACTTAGATCACTTAGCTAAAAAAGGATATCCAACTAAAGTAGATTTATTTTACTCAGGAAGAATGTTAGGTAGTTTAAATCCTAATACATCTATTAAACATATTGGAAAACATACTGTATCAATAGGATTCACTAATTCCGAAATGAGAAAGAGAGCAGTATTTGTTCAAGTGTTAGCTAAAAATAAAAGAGAATTTTTTGGGTTTAACAATCAAACAGAACGTGTTATAGGTAATTCATTCAAAAAGTTTATAAATAAACAAATGAGAAGATTATAATGTCTATACGAGAAAACATAGCATCAAATTTAGTAACTGTTATTACAGCAATAAGTTCCCCTATAACTGTTAAGAAAATTAGCAGACAACCATTTATATTAGATGAATTATCACAACAACAATATCCAGCAGTAATAGTTCAAACCTCAGAAGAACAAAGAGAAGATGGAGAACTAGGAAGTGGTGCAAGAACTAGATTTGGACATATAGACTTTGTTATAATGGGATTTGTTAAAGGTGTAGATTCTAATTTAGATACTGCAAGAAATGAATTAATAACAGCTATAGAAACTGCTGTTGAACTAGATATTACTAGAGGTGGTAATGCGTTAGATAGTGGAATAGTAGAAGTAGAAACAGACGAAGGTACTTTATTCCCTTATGGTGGTATAAAGATGACTATTAGATGTATGTATGAGTATCAAGCTGGAACTCCATAAACTAATTGATTAAAATAACAAAATAAGATAAAAGGATATCATTATGGCTAAAGACATTAAATTATACAAAGACAAGGAAGAAATTACAATCAACGAGAATAATGTTGATTATTACAAATCTTTAGGTTACACAACCGAAAAGAAAAAAGAAAAACAAGACTCATATAAATCAACAACATATAAGGATAAAATATAATGGCAACTCATCACGGAAAAGAAGGATTAATTAAAGTAGGTGCAGATACTATCGGAGAAGTAACTGGATTCACAATAGAAACAACAGCAGATGTAGTAGAGGACACTTCATTAACAGATGCAACAAAATCATTTTTAACTGGAAGAACATCTTTTTCTGGTTCAATTGAAATGCACTATGACGAAGGAGACACAGTTCAACAAACTCTATTGGCTGGTACTGCAATCACTTTTGTATTCCAACCCGAAGGGGCAACTACTGGTGATGAAACACTTACTGGTGCTTGTTTGGTAACTGGTATGTCTATCTCTAACGCTATGGACGGTGTTGTATCAAGAACTGTTACAGTTCAAGGTACTGGTGCATTAACTATTGGTACTGCTTCATAGTAGTATATGTCAATAATTG